CTAATGCCCGCTGACTCGATCTCTGATCTGTGAGCCATAACTTCGTCTCGTGAATCGACGTTGCGATTTACACGAATAATGAAAGCACCTCGCTTTCTAAGAGCAGTTGCTTCATCCTCGAATCGGACATCGGTAATTGCGATTCGTTGTCTCGGGGCTAGCGAGTCTATGGACTGGAATAGTTTGTCAATCCATACATGAGACCCATATAAGTCTCGGCCTACTTCTGTTCCAAGAATCTGTAGAAGTCTTCGTACTTCGGGGAACCTGTTCTTGGCTATATCCCATCCAAATTTGTTAACCACATGAGAGAGACGACAGTCTCCATCGACCCATGGGTTCAGAGTCAGTGCTGCCTTCCTGATCGGATCAGCGAAGGCAAGTCTGACAAAATCATGCTCCTTAATTAAGTGATCGGCTGATGTGTCTTTACCTGCACTCGGAGCGCCAGTGAATCCGAAGATCAGGATGCTGCCACCGCCACTTCTTTGAATGACTGTGGTTTACGTTGAGCAAGTTCATAAACATTTGATTCAGTAGCGAACTTGATTGTCACTCTGTCTTCTAGAGGAGCCTTGATTGCAACTTTGGTTTCACCTTTGGCAACTGTTACCTCATCAATGATGCAGTTGAGAACTTCAATTTGATTGTTGATGCTCAACTTTGAGAATGCAGTTTCACCATCTTCGTCGAACTGGGTCAAGTCCAGCAATGGCGAGATGTCGAGTTCCTTTTCAGGAAGATGCGACAAGTCTTCTCTTACTTCAGAGATGTTCTTTTCAATACCTTTTTCAAGTGTTTTGAATTGGTCTCTATCGAAAGCCTCTGACTCGTAAAAGTCTTGACGCAAGTTAGCGAGTTTCCCTGATAGAACATCAAGACGATCTTCTAAGGATGACCTGAGTCCGTCGATCTCTGGGCTAGTTGTCCCCATCCAGCGACGTCCAACCTCTTCAAGAATCTCTGAGTCTGGTTCCAAAGTTGCAATGAAACTAAGAGCCTGATTGATGACGTAATCGTGGAAGAGTTGAAAGTATGTGGATGCTCTGGAGTCACAGAGATCATTCATGCACTTCACATAACGATCTTCAACAACTTTGTCCTTAAGTTTCCTTTTTGGATTCTCAACTTTTTGGTCGTAACGGACTGGGTAATACAAGTCGTCTCCACAACATGCACACTTAGCGATTCCAAACAAAGGAGAAGGATCTGCTCTCTGGAATTTACGATTGCCATGTGGCTTCTTGTTGATTCGTTTTTGTAAACGATAGAAGTCGGCTTCTTTGATTATCGGGTCGTGAACCTGAACAGGGTTTCCGTCTTCATCACAGAAGGTTTCATCTTGTTTCGGGTAGTAGCGGTGACCTAATAGGTATGGATTGCGGAACAACTTGTCAACGCTGCACCTTCTCCACTGTGCTCCTTCTCTTGTTGTGTAACCCTGAGCATTAGCCCATTTGGTTGCATCGGTCATTGAGTCGCCATCAAGGATTCGAGCGACCATCTCCTGAACAACTTTTACTTCTTCAGGAACAAGGCTGACTCCGTGAGGAGCTTCAGGATCTTTGGTCAAACCATAAGTCGGTTTGCCACCTAATAATTCACCACGAAGTCTTTGTCCTTCTTTACCTCGGCAGACTCTGCTTTGGAGTTTGACGATCTCATCACGAGCCATCTCTGCCTTAAGCGCAATAAGCATTCTCTGCTGTTCGTCAGAAGTGTCGATGTTGTCTGAGTAAGTAATAATACGACCACCAACTTTTTCGAGGTGATCGAGTATCTGTCCCCATTCCCCCATCCCATGACGAGTTGGGCGTTCCAATGCCCAAGCGATGCCAGTGTAAAAATCTTTTCCTATGTCATTCATGAACTCGTCCCATACTGGGCGATCATTCTTTTTTATGTGAGAAGCAGGAGTGCCTTCTTCTTCCTCATAAATCTTTACGACTTCTAGTTCCAGTCTTTCTGCTGTCTCTAGTAAATTTCTTTTCTGATCTACGAGACTTCGGGCATCGCCCGCTCTCGCATCTTCTTTGGAGACTCTTATGTAAAGTGCTGCCTTCTTTTCTAGGTTTCCCATGTCTATTCCCTTCACTGGTAACCCCACTTTTGTGAGGTTTTTTTATGAAGGAAGTGAAAATCGTTTAGAAATCAACTACTTTCTCAATAAGAGAACAAATTCCACTCCTCGGAGGAGAATTTATTCTCTTATCGAATAGTGGCTTTTCCATTTCTAGCGATAAATCAACTCCCTCTAAGGAAAAGTCTCCCGCTAGGAAATGCTCCCGTCAAGACATCTCAAGAAAAATACATTCACCGGGGCATTCCTCGGCTGCTTCTATTACTGCCTCAACATTCTCGGGCTTAACATCCACCATTTCACTCATCTTGTGAGTGGGTTCTTTCGGTGTTTCAGAACCATCTTCTTTGACGTAGAAAAGACCATCCTCGTGACCAAAGAAAACTGAAGGTGCTATCTCTTCGCAGAGACCATCTCCAGTACATAAATCTTGGTCGATCCAGACTTTCATTCCTGATACTTCGTTTGGTTGCATGGCTCCTACTTTGCTGGATGGTTGTTTAAGAACTCTGAATACGCTTCTTCACTATTAAGAATAATAGTCGTATATGGCACTGGATCAGAGCCACCTCTCAGGGCTATGAGTAGCCCAGATACAGCTGCGATTAACGCAGTAATGGCTCCAATGATTTTGACTAAGTTGGTTGAGGACACTTGCAGGATTTACCTTCCAGAATTTGTACCTGCTTCTCAAGGCTCGTGATACGTTCCTCGAGCGTAGGGATTTGTTGAATAGCAGGAACTGTTTTGCCTGTCGGCTCAAATGCTCCTGCCTTGATTAGTGCCATGACGTGTTTTTCAGGACAACGTGTTGCCTTGAGGTCACAGTGACCCACGATCTGAGTGGCTTGGGATTGAAAGAAGCGAACGAGTTGAACTCTTTCTTTTACTGCTTCGATCATTTCGGGTGATGGCTCTTGGTCATCCCCGATCAGAAGTCCGATGGCAATGTATTGCTTGTTGTGCTTGGTGCTCCCATTGGCACCACATCGGTGCATCAGTCCCCTGCCTTCGAGAACCGTTCCATCCAAAGCGATTAACTCGTTGTATGCAATGTCCCACCAACCCTTTGGTTTCCCCATGTGATTTCGTTGAATTGAGCGAGCGAGTCTTTCTGGATCTTTCTCGGGACAGGTGAATCCCATGTAGTGAAGACAAACTCCTTTGAGGTTCTTCGAAACTGGAAGTGATTTAACTGCTGGGACAGCGCCCCAGTCTGCTCTGGATAGATAAGCCATGATTATTCAGGCATTGTCGGCATAACTACTTCCGACACTCTGCTGTAAGTGGAAGGAATGTCTCTGAGTTCCTGCCTGTAAGTTGCCCATTCTGCTTTCTTCTCATCACTTAGAGGAGAGTCTGGCATTTGAGTCCAGTCACACATGGCTAGCAATCCGTTTCGGTCAGGACGGATATTATTCATATCAACGTCTCGACTCTCTCGGTCTGCTTCCATTTCTGCTATTTCTTCATCGGTCAGTGGAATAGTTTCCCACTCGCCCGACTCGTTGGTCATTTTGGTTGGTCTGTCTGACATGTTTTCTCCTAGTCGTATTTGACGCCGTAGATAGTGAACTTCGTGGGGGAACCCAAATTGCCACTATCTGATTTGATTCTGAATCCATCAATAGGAACAAAAGTTGAAGCATTATTTGCTACCGCTCCACCTGCAACTCGCATCATGCGCCCATCAGAGGAGTCGTTTTTATATGGGGAAGGTGCCATTGCCTGCCACTTCCAGTAAGGGATCACATCGTTGGTTTGCGAATTGTTGTCGTGATAGTTGAATACTTCCAAGACAGCAAAGGCTGAACCGCCTGTGCAGTTGTTGTTGTAATAAGTGGCGGCGTGAAACCTTCTTGCAAGAAACATTTCGGTGTCACTTGCATCACTTTGAGCGCTCGCAGAAGTGTAATAAGCATTCCAGTTTGTTTGTGCGTGATCCGTACACCATGAACCATTGATCCTGAACTGTGCTGCGAGGTTCGTTCCTGTTGCAGTGTTGTCGTTGCCGTAACGTCTAGCGAGGATGACGATTATCAACTGGTCGTATGTTGCTGGAATGCTTGTGTATTCCAACCAACTTGAGTTGCTGGTACTTGCACTACCTATGGCTTCGATTGCGCTAGGCATAAGGCAACCCCTGCAAACTGTATTCTGACCCTTCTGCGATTGGGGCTTCTATACAAATGTTCGAGATGGTACTTGCACTGTGATATTTCCCAGCCATTGAGAATCCGTATGCGTAAGTTGTATCAGGTACGATGCCTCTTGACATGATTTGTTTGCCTCCTCCTTGGGTAGTGAGATTCAAAGTTTGTGTTGCGTGCGGGAACCAAATCTGTAAGAAATAGGTTTTGTTAGCAACCAACGAGCCGTAAAGAAAAGGAAAGAAAGCGTACTTGCCTGAATAGTTCCAACCAGCGCCAAAAGAATAAGTAGTGTTGTAGGAAGTGTGAAGCCCTGAGCAGTCATACATGTCTGTCTGATTGCTTGTGCTGTTGATATGAATTTTTGCTTCGGATGAACTTGAGGAAATGTGCCTACAGAAAAGCATGTATGACTGGTAGTACTTACCTTCTATTGGGTTCGTGAGTCCTGTGAAGTTCACAGACGTCGTATTGCTATCAACTTTCACAGAAGCGATAGTTTCCATTGGGTCTCCAACTGACATTTTTTCTCCTAACTATTCGCCGTCATAGCCGTAGGTCACCCCATAGGCTTGGATTCTTGTGCCTTGCTTGAAGTAGAACGAGCCATTCGGTGTCTTTGCATAGAACGAAAGTTTTGAAGGTTGCACCGTGTTGTAACCTTGTGTGCTTGTGAGAACCATCATGTTGCGAGGTTCACTACCATTTACTATTTCGCCATAGATCGTTTCGTTCTTATTGGTATCTCCGTCACCACGACCTGAGAACCAGAAGTCCTGCCATGAGAAATAACCTTCCATGCCCCCACTTGTGTCGTCGTTTGTGTCGGTCATGGTGTCTTGGTTGTAATAAATGTAATTGCTGTTCCCACCCGGCTGAGCTGTGAATGTGTAGCCGTTGTTGCCTGTACCCCACCAAGTGTTTGCACCTGAGTAGCCGTAAGACTGATTTCTGTCATCAATGGTTTGCGACATGTAGTTCGTTCCACTTGCTGAACCTCGTAAGGAACATCTGAAAAAGAACGTCTTGTAATCATTGAAGTCCCCTGTTGTGAGGTTGAAGTGAATCGCATTTGTTGTGTTGTTAGCAATAGTCACTTCTGACAAGCCTGTATACAGAGGAGCAGAAGCTCCACCTGAACCACTCGCCGAGATTGACCCTAAGAGAGCGTGAGTGAAAGACATATCAAGCCTGCAAATCGCCGATTAGTTGCCACGTATCTGTTGCGGTTTTTATGAGAGTTCCTGAACAGTGTTGGGCAGCCAATGCCTTGTTGCTGTCTTTACTATTTATCGTCACCCCTGATCCTTGAGCGAGAGTGACTTTGCCAGCACCTATACCTAAGACTGTGATTGTTGTTCCGATATCGAAAGCAACCGAAGAGTTCGGTGGGACTGTAAGAGTCTGAGCCGAGCCATTGTTACTTGTGACGAGTTTTCCTGCGTCGCCGGCGACAAGTGTGTAGGTGGTATTCGTGTTTGCTGTGATTTGTAGTGGAGCGACGATACCGCCAGAGACTGCCAGAGAAGTAAGAGTTCCAACTGAAGTGATTGCTGTTTGAGCAGCTCCTGTAACTGTGGCTGCTGTACCTGAACAGTTACCTGTCACATCGCCAGTCACTGCTCCTGCCACGCCACCTGTTGCAGTGATTTGACCACTAACACTTAGAGTTCCATCTCCGATGACCACGTTGCCATCTGTTACATCTAGAACTGTTGCTGCGTTTGTTCCTTCGAGAATCAGTTTCTCTTCGGAAGCGTCCCACATGGCGTAGTCGCCAGCGGTTGCTGAGTGGAAAGTAACGTCAACACCTGAACCATCTGAACCGATGTTCTGTGCGGCTGTTAAGCCACCAAGATTAAGTGAGAGTGAAGGAGTTCCACTCGTTGCTCCACCTTGGATACCAGAGTCGGCTGCGGTCGTGATCCCCTGAATATCACCTGCAAGAGCAGTGATGTCTGAGATCAATGCTTTCTTGGTGTTATTGGAATCATCAGTGTCTGCGATTAAGACGTAATCGGCAGCAGTAGCAGTAGCCGATGTTGAGTTATCGACGTCAACTTTCAAACTGATTGATCCACTCGACCCTCCTCCTTCGAGTGATGAGTTACTCGCAGTAAGGACGTCCGTAATATCGGCTGCGAGTGAAGTCGCTACCCACGCTGAACCGTTGTAGTACCAGAGAGTGTCAGTGTCTTTCGTAAAAGCGAATTGACCTTCTGCTGGAGAAGTGATCGCAGAGTCTCTTGTTGTTGTAGTTGTGTGAACTGAGATGACTTGAGAACTGATATACGCAACGAAATCCGCTGCGGTTACCACGTCCCCTGTTGCCCAGTTGCGATAGCCAGCCAAACTGACCTCCTTAACCTAGAGAGACTGGAAGAATGTCCCGAGGACTATCTCCAAGTCTGAATGATGATGTATCGACCCAAGATGGTGCGAGCACTACTGGTAGAGCACCAAGCACAACATCGTTGAGTGTGAAATAACCAGCCCTGAATGCTGATGTTGAATAAGTTCCGACAATCTTTGCTTCGTTGGAAGCCATGTCCAGAACTGAAATGTCTAGCGTTACGCCTTCAACGGTGTAAGCACCTTCAATACTTACTGATGATCCTGATGGTAAATAAGAAAGATCCAGTGACGAGAGCACATTGAGATGTAATAGTTTCTCGGCATCAGCAGTTGTTGTTGCATGAAGATCAACCGAAACTTTGCTCATCCTGAGTGCAGGTTCGTCGTGAAGGTAGATCCAATACTGACCTGCTTCTTGTGTGGTGCTGGAATCTGAAAGAAGAGTTCTCTTAAGAATCCTTTGTCCATACTTTGTTATCGAAGACGCTGAGGTTCCTGTGTGAACAGTTCCTGTTCCATCTGTGAACTCATAAGCGTTAGTTAAGTTCTCTGATCCCCATTCAAGATCAATTACTCGTGCTTCAACTGAACCTGATGGAAGGGATGTGTCATCAGAGATTGTTAATCCCGAGTCAGATGCAGCTGCATTTTGAGACAAGTAGGTAAGAACTCCACCCTTGTTCGTTGATGATGGCGTACCTGCGTGTTGAACTAAGAACCTTCCGTTCTCTGTTCGTGCCAGTTGCTGAATGTAATCAAGTGCATTGGTTGTAACGCCAGTTGCTGCAACTGCTTTAGTCACTCCGAGGTCGAGATCCCTGTCTAAAGGATTCGTACCAGATGGGTAATTGACTGTTGAGAGGTCAAGGATGTCTTTGATTCTGAGTCCTGTGTAATCCTCTGCGAAGTTTTGAGACTGAATAGAAGTCTGTGCGAGGCGATCAAAGCCATCAACTACTGAAATTGTGACAGTGCTTGTGTTGAATCCTGCTTTGTAATCAAGGTCAGATAAGAAACCTCTGAACAAATACGTTGGGTAAGAATCGGAGCCTCCTGTAACAGAGGCAGAGATTCTCACTTCCCTACCGATTAACTGTGAACTCGAACCATAGAGACTGTCTGAGTGAGACGGAGTAAGTGAATTGTCTCGGTTGTCGTAAATGATCGACGCCTTACCAGCAGGAAAGTCCCACTCGTTTGGCTTCGCTCGTCCATAATTAATTCGACAGGATGAAATCTTGTTTGAAATGTCTACGAATGTCGAACCATCGAAAGCAACTTCGACAGTCACCGTGATGGCAGCCATTACTGACTCACTGTCGTGATAGGGATGCTTCCGTTTTGGCGAGACCAAGCCTGAAGTGATGTCACAATTTGTTGACCTACTTCAGCTCCATCAGTTCCCATTCCTGCATTGACCGTCAGGTGGATTGTCGTTCCACCGATACCGCCTGCCTTGTTCAAAGGTATGACTGCTTCGGCTCCTGCTTCACCAACAACTGCGAGAGTTGGCTTGGTGACGATGCCACCCTCTGCCAATCCGGGTATTACTGACTTGAAGAAGCCACC